GACGGTTTCACTGACTGCGGCCGGGGTAATATCCGGCAGCTCCACCGCGTAGCCATGGGGCAAAATTGCCCCCTGTGCGGCTAAGCCAACGTTAGCCGCGTAAACCTGTTCCATCACCGACTCGGTACGCCCGTAATACCGCCAGCAGAGCGAATCCACGGTGTCACCTTGTTCGGCGTAGACTTTCATCAGAGCAGCCCGATCACACAGTGCGACACACCGGCGACATCGCTGATCGCGTTGCGGGCATCACGCCACAGCTCATCAACCGTGCTCTCGACAATCTCGGCTTTTTTGCTGCCAGCATCGGTGGTATCACTGTTCGGATACCGTTCCGCAAGAATGGCAGCCGTAAGGGATGAAACCGCCCGCAGGTAGGCACAGACTTTGATACTTTCGTCATCAATCTGGTCTGCCGGGACATCAGCGAGGGTTTTGTATCCCTGAGCCAGCTGTGCGACGCGGTAGCTGTACAGTTCGGCATTAACTTCGGTCAGCGCGTACTTAATGACGGCTCGCAGTCGTTTGGCGGTCACCGTTCCTTCCAGGCGCAGCGTGTCGCGTAACTCCACCGGATTGATATCCGGCCAGAAGTGCGTGTTTTTGATCGCGGGTTCCGTCGCGGCGTCCGGCTTTGGTGCAGGTACAACAAGAGACATAGTGACCTCTGAATAGGGGACGGTGGACGCCAGCGTTGAACGAGGTCACAGACCTGTCGCGGCTGGCGTGCCGTCCGGCGCGGGGCGCGTTCTGTTTAGCCGTTGGCCGCCTTTTTGATGGCTGACTCCAACCGCTCAATATCCTTTTTAACGCCGCAGTTGCTGTTTAGCTGGAAGGCGCGTTTCAGGTGTTGCAGGGCGAGCGGTAGTTTCTTCGCGTCGCGATACAGGTAGCCGGTGATTTTGTGCAACTTGGCGCGCACCTGATCCGGCATGTCCTGGTTTTCCGTCAGTTCCATCGTGGTCATCAGTACATCGAGACTGACCGGCTCACCGGCAGCATGAGCGCGGGTGCTCATGTCGGCGATTTCCTCCGCTAGTGCATAACCGGCAGGACGTTTGCCGAACGGCATCGCCAGCTTGTAATGCAGCGCATAGCGGGCGATTTCCAGCGCACCGGCGTAGTCACCGGCATCAATACGCCAAATCATGATGGTCATCAGGATGGCGTCCTGAGCGCCTTTACCCTCAGCGAGAACGCCCGCCACCCACGGCGCATATTCGGGCAGCATCTTGCGTTTGAGTTCTGCCTTTTTCTCAGCGGAATAGGCTTTCTTCAGGGCTTTCTGGTCAGCATTAAGCTTTTGCAGCAGCAGTTCATAGCCGGTGGCATGACGCAGCAGGCTGGTATCCTGCTGCGCGGCTTCGATCGCTGACTGCCGCAACAAGTGACGTCGGGCAGGGCTGGTCATGACTTACTCCTGAGCTGCCGGTGCGGTGGCACCGGATGCAGTTTTGATGGCATCAACGATCGCCGAGGTGAATTTGCTGAGTTCGGCTTTTTCAGCTGTGTCGTCTTCTCCGGCGGTCACTTCGATGTTCTCGATCAGACAGCCGCAGCCGTAATCTTCCACCACGTAATCCTCGTTAATGGATTCGTAGTTTTCGATACGGTCACGCTTTGGTACTTCCTCAACGTGGCGGCGGTGCGTGCCGTCCTGCCAGTAAATGGACAGGTTATCCAGACGGGTGATCAACATGGCGTTAGCAGGGAAGCCGGGCACCCGAACGGCGGGCAGATTGCCGATGCGTTTCTGGCTGACAATCAGATCGGCGGCCATCGCCTCAGTGTTTGGCTGCTGTTTGTTGATCAGCGGGAAATACTTATCCGCGAGCAGCTTGCGGCCGCAGATCACCACCAGTTCGGTGTCGTCCTGATAGATTGGGTCGATCAGTTCATTCACCGCATCAAAGACCAGCGCGTCGAGGTTTTTGTACTCACCTTCGCCACCGACTTTCACCGCCTCATTGGTCACGGTGCCGTCTTCGGCGACAATCATGCCCATCACTTTGGTCGGGGCATTCAGGCGGTATTTTTGCAACCAGCCCACGCCGACATCCTGCAACAGCGGATTCTGTACACGGTTAGACGTCGGTGCGCGGGAAACACCGTTAAAGCCGACCAGGATGCGATCCAGCGCCTGACGCTTGATAATGGCGTCGCGAAGACGGGTCTGAAAATCGTTGTAGCGCGCCCACAAGTCCAGTTTGCTGTACATCCAGTGGAAGTCGTAGTTGGTTTTGGTGCAGTGGTAGCCTTCCTGATCCAGCTTGGTGAAATCAGCAGTTTCGCGCTCGTCACCCGCATCAGTGTTGGTGGTACTGGCAATCGTGCCGGTCACGCCAACGCCCACTTTCGCACCCATCATTTCGTCCACCGGAATGATGTTGATACGGGTCAGAAACTCTGAGGATTCCTGCAGGCGGGTCATCAGCGTCTGGGTGACGGACGGCTCGACGTTAAATTTTTTATCCAGCGTACCGACGTCAACGTTGTTGAGCTTGGCGAGCTGGGAGAGGAACGCATTAAATTTAAAGCGCGTTTCTTTTTTCATGACTTATTTCCTGAGGGTGAATTAAATGTGTCGGATCAGCAGTCGGTCACTGTCTCGTCAGCGCCTGTGCCGCCGGTTGCGTGCGGGCGCTGGTTAAAGATCTGCGCCGGTGTCTGCGCAAGCTTGCCTTTCAATTCACTGAGAGCTTCATGTTCGGCAGCGGTGGATTTTTCCAGGGTATCGACGCGGCTCAGCAGGTCGGTCAGGCTGTTTTCATGCTTATCCAGTCCGGTCTGAGCGTATTGAGCGACCTCGCTTACGGCTTCGTGAACATCGGCCAGGCGGGCATCGTCTGACGCCTGCTTACGTGAAAGCTTTTGTTTCACCAGCGCGAAAAGAGAAGGGGCAGTTTCCGGTGCATCTTCAAACTCAATCAGTGCTTCGGTGGCAACCGTGAAAAGGCTGTCAGGATCGGATTTACGACCGGCGAGCGGGTTCTGTTTGGCTGTGCGGCTGAACTCCAGCATTTCAGTGCCGAGGCTTGCGGGGTCATCGGTGACGGCCAGACCGACCAGGTAGGATTTATTGGAGTTGGCGAAGTTACGTTTGATCTCCATCGAGGTGTAAACCTTCTGTCCGTCGCCGACCATCTGCGTTAAATCCGCGGTCGGGCTGATCATTGCGTACAGCGCCCATTTGTCATGCAGCAGCGGTTCAGCCGCGTCATCAATTTGTTCGGCTTTAAGCTGGATCACGTCGCCATAACGGCGGAAATCACTGGTCGGTAAAACGCCTTTGATGTGCTCCAGATTGACGCGGGCACCGTAGGCTTTCGCGCTGTATGTCTCCGCCATTTGTTTGATGTCGTTAGCATCAATTTCGCGGCCATCGCAGGTGTCACCTTCGACCCCGATGCGGAACCATTTCGATACTTTCTTTGCCATGTAACTGACTCCGGTAATGAGTGTTGAGAACGGGAGTTAGTTTCCAGAGAGTCGCCGCAGGCCGCCAGCCGATGCGGGTTGTTGCCCGATGGCACAACGTGGGCAGCGCGAAAAACGGCTGTCTGGCCGGTAACGTGGCGGCATGAATATTTCAAACTCCACAATCATCAGCGACCCGCGCCGACAGGCGGCACTGCTTTACTGGCAGGGATTTTCTGTGCGGCAAATCGGGGAGATGCTGAGCCAAAAAACGCCGACCGTGCAGAGCTGGAAAACTCGCGATCAGTGGGAGGCCATTGCGCCCATCTCCCGCGTGGAAACCAGCATGGAAGCGCGGCTGATCCAACTCGTCATGAAAGATGTGAAGGAGGGGAAGGACTACAAAGAGATCGACCTGTTAGGCCGACAGATTGAACGCCTGGCACGGGTAAACCGTTACAACCAGACCGGCAGCGAGGCTGATTTAAACCCGAACGTCGCTAACCGTAACAAGGGCGAACGAAAGGTACCCGATAAGAATGTTTTCAGTGATGAGGCCATTGAGAAACTCGGCGACATCTTCATTGAAACGTCGTTTGAGTATCAGCGTGGATGGCATCAGGCAGGGCTTCAGCACCGTATCCGCAACATCCTCAAGTCCCGCCAGATTGGCGCAACCTTCTACTTTGCCCGGGAAGCTTTGATTGATGCGCTGACCACCGGCCGTAATCAGATTTTCCTGTCAGCCAGTAAGGCGCAGGCGCACGTCTTTAAAAACTACATCATCGACTTTGCGAGGCAGGTGGATGTCGATTTAAAAGGCGACCCGATTGTGCTGCCGAACGGTGCACGGCTGATTTTCCTCGGCACCAACGTCCGCACCGCGCAGAGCTACACCGGCAATCTGTACCTGGACGAATACTTCTGGATCCCCAAGTTTCAGGAGCTGCGTAAAGTCGCCTCCGGTATGTCGCTGCATAAGAAATGGCGAAGCACCTACTTCTCAACGCCGTCCAGCCTGGCACACAGTGCCTATCCATTCTGGTCGGGCGAACTGTTCAACAAAGGCCGCCGCAATAAATCCGACAGGATTGACCTGGATCTGACGCACTCCCACCTGTCGAAAGGCGTGCTGTGCGATGACGGCCAGTGGCGGCAGATTGTGACGGTTGAAGATGCGCTGTCTGGTGGCTGTAACCTGTTCGATCTGGAACAACTGCAACTGGAATACAGCCCCGCCGAATATGAAAACCTGCTGATGTGTGAGTTCGTGGACGATCAGGCATCGGTGTTCCCGTTCGCCGAGTTGCAGGGCTGCATGGTGGACAGTCTGGACGAGTGGGAAGACTTCGACCCGTACCTGAAACGGCCATTTGCCTATCGTCCTGTGTGGATTGGTTATGACCCGTCACATACCGGCGACAGCGCAGGCTGCGCGGTCATCGCGCCGCCGGTAGTTTCCGGCGGCAAGTTCCGGGTGCTCGAGCGTCACCAGTGGAAAGGCATGGATTTTGCCGCGCAGGCCAGAAGCATCGAGGAACTCACCAATCGTTATGCCGTTGAGTACATCGGCATCGACGCCACCGGTATCGGGCAGGGCGTATTCCAGCTTGTTCAGCAGTTCTTTCCTGCGGCGTGTGAGATCCGCTACAGCCCCGAGGTGAAAACCGCACTGGTACTGAAAGCAAAAGACACCATCAGCTCAGGCCGTCTGGAATATGACACCGGCCATACCGATATCACCGCGTCGTTTATGGCGATCCGCAAAACGATGACCGCCAGCGGCAACCGTTCAACCTACGAAGCCAGCCGCAGTGAAGAGGCCAGCCACGCCGACGTCGCGTGGGCAATCATGCACGCCCTGTTAAACGAACCGCTGACCGCCGCCAACGGCGGACAAAGCCCGAACATTCTGGAGTTCTACTAAATGAGCAAGCGCAAATACCGTAAAGTCACGCAGACCACGACCACTGAAAGCCAGCAGGGCGCAGAGGTATTCAGCTTCGGTGATCCGACGCCGGTTTTAGACCGCCGCGAGATTCTGGATTACATAGAGTGCACCGGCAACGGCCGATGGTATGAGCCACCGGTCAGTTTCGACGGCCTTGCCCGCAGCCTGCGCGCCGCCGTTCATCACAGCTCTCCGATTTACGTGAAGCGTAATATCCTCGCCTCTACGTTTATCCCGCATCCGCTGCTTAGCCAGCAGGAGTTCAGCAAATTTGCGTTGGATTATCTGGTGTTCGGGAATGCGTATCTGGAACTTATCCGCAACCAACTCGGCGAACCACTGCGATTTGAGGCCGTGCCGGCTAAATATGTGCGTCGCGGAGTGGAAGAGGGAACATATTGGTTTGTGCAGGGATGGAAAGAACCTCACCAGTTCGCAGCAGGCAGCATCTTTCATCTGATCGAACCTGACATTAATCAGGAGATTTACGGGCTGCCTGAATATCTGAGCGCGCTTAACTCTGCCTGGCTGAACGAGGCCGCCACACTGTTCCGCCGCAAGTATTACCAGAACGGCGCGCATGCTGGCTACATCCTGTATATGACTGACGCGGCGCAAAGCAGCAGTGATATCGATTCAATGCGTAAGGCTATGAGGGATACAAAAGGCCTGGGTAACTTCCGTAATCTATTCATGTACGCGCCGAACGGTAAGAAGGATGGGATTCAGATTTTGCCGCTGAGCGAAGTCGCCACCAAGGATGATTTCTTCAACATCAAGAAATCCAGCCGTGATGATCTGCTGAGCGCGCACCGCGTTCCGCCGCAGATGATGGGGATTATTCCTGATAATGCGGGTGGTTTTGGGGATGTTGAGAAGGCGGCGCAGGTGTTCGTTAGGAACGAGCTGACGCCGCTGCAGGAGAGGATGAATAGTTTAAATAGTTTGATTGGTTTAAAAATGATATGCTTTTCCTGCTATGGTCTTAAAAATAAATTCATGAATTAATAAGCGACCCAAGACTAATTAGTTATTCTTGGGTCGCTTGCTTGTTATTTGTTTTGTTCCCATCTTGAAATAAGAACGTGTTTAATGGCCGTTACAAATGGTCGATCAGCTATTTTTGCTATATACTCATCTCTTATTTCTATTAAAAGTTCTAAATCAGCATCATCTTTGAATCCATCCATACAGGAAAGCATTTCCTTTATGATGAATTCATGCGTATCTATTATCCTTTTTCTGTCATTTTTGACTCCACCTCTTGATGGATTCAAATTAAAGGCTTTTAAAGTATTAGTTGCCCTAACTTTTTCAACTTCTGAAATGTCATTTTTTATTCTTATGGAACCAGTTGACATAAATTGAAAGTAAGCGTCAGGATCTTCCTCATCCATTTTTATTATTTCTTCAGAGGAAATACCACTTTTATCTTTATATCTCCCGCAACGTTCGCCATAACAGCAAGAACCAAAGAGGTTTGTCCATTCAAAAGTTAGGTGTTTATACTCAGCCTTTCCTTTCTGACGGAAATGCTCGATATGAGTTTCTTCCGGATCTGATAAATCTAAGGTGCATTCACAGTATGCACACCTTTTACCCTGCATAAGTAATAGTTTATCCCATACAAGACTTTTATGATGTGATTTGAAATGTGTATTCCAATTATGTACTTCATGATCAAAATCATCCAGAATAACTGGTTTTGGCCCCCTGTTTAATTTATGCATGGGTTAGCCCTCTTTTTTCTTTTTTGCAATTTTACTTTTTATTTTTTGGAGTAAGATCATATTTTCACATTCAAGCATTAAAGGATGCTCTTTACCAAAGTGTTCTATGAGTTTTAGCTGTAAAACATTGGCATCTTTACTCTCCAACTCATTTAATTCAATTAATTCTTTGTAATCTTCAAGCCACGAAGCCTCTTCTACAGGGGGGGTAGGATCAATTTCCATAATTACTGATAATACATCTGCGCTAATAACTCCCTTAGTTTGGAATTTGGGTTGCACAGCAACTAGTTCTTCTTTGTTTGATATGTCATTAAATCTTTCTTTCAATATTCTTATGCATTTTTTGGGCACTGTTGTTAATACTTGAGGGCTATGTGTTGATATAATAAATTGTACATTTGGAAATGTTTTAAGCAAATTTTCGATAATAATTTGCTGCCAACCTGGATGCAAATGAAGGTCTATTTCATCAATTAAAACAATACCCTTTCCTTCAAGAGGGTTGTCCAGAGACGGGTTCAATAAAACCAAGCGCTTAGCTATGTCACCAACAAGAGAAAGTAAGGATTTCTCTCCTTGGGATAGCTGTTCAGGCTGTATAGAATTCCCATTTTTTATAAATTCAACAATAAGTTCTTCTTTTGAAAAATTAAAACTAATCTCTTCAAGATTCGGTAAAAAAGAGAAAAAAGCAGCTTTTATTCCCTCTAGCAATTTACTTGCATAGCTGTTGTTACTTAAGCCTAAATTTGTCGTTAATTCTTTGATTTCATTTGTTTTTATTTTAATCTCTTCTTTCATCGATTCAATGACACTTATAAACCCTTCTGGCATACTATCCAAAATACTCGAAGCAGTTTTGATTTCATATTCAAGCTTCTCAATTCTGGAGTATCGGTTATCTGATGATTCCCTAGAACTTAAGAATATGAACTTGAACCATTCAAGAAAATTATCAAAACCTTGCCTATTTATCCCAGTTTCTTCATAAGCACCTAACTTAGACCATTTGTTTTGTTTTTTGTTTCTGGATTTGTTATTTAATAATTCATCACTGGCTCGGTGTATTCCATAATAGGAAACAATAGGCATGTTGAGTGATGAGTCAAATTCATTACTATGCCTGTAAATTCCAGATAATGATTTTATATGTAATAGATCATTATTTTGTTTTTCTACACTGCCTTTTCTTGAGTTGGCGATCATATAAGAAAATATGCTGTCAGAGAAATTAATTTTTGTTGTTATTGATGCAGACTGCACGGCATTATTAATATCAGAGTCTTTTATTTCTCGCGCAGGCCGATCTTCTCTTAGCACGTTTGATTTAAACCAGCTTAGGGTTATTGAAATTCCATCTAAAAGGCTCGATTTACCTATTCCATTATTGCCAACAATTACAGTTAAACGTTCATCAAGTCGTAGGGTTAGATTCCTTATTCCCCTAAAATCATTGAAAATGATATCTTTAAGAACGAAATCATCATTGTTTGCTCTGTTATAAATTTTTTGTACATAAGAAGATATGAAATCATCTTCATTTTTATTTTCAGAGCACTCGTTTAAGTGCATTTGATATAGAGATTGTATATCGCCTCTTTGAGCGTTCCTGGAAACCGCATTGAATTCCTTATTGTCATTCATATTAATCTCCTCTGACTATTTTTGTGATTAATTCCGTGCCATATTTATGGCCTAATCGTACTAGAAAAATTGGTTCAATATGGTAAGCATAAGAGAGCAACCCTCTAAGGTAACTAAAATCATCTGCAGATAAGATTCCTAAAGTATGTTTGTGGACAAGAGAGGATATATATCTCTTTCTTTCTCTCCCTAGCGATAGTTTTCCATCATTAGATATGGTTACTCCAGTAACATGTCTGTTATGAGCTTTCGAGGAGAATACAGTCTTCGCATCATTTATAGTTTGTCCTGGAGCATGTTCTAAAATGAAGGACTTCACTATGCTTGGCATACTGAACAACAAACCTTTAGTATTTGTTGAGAATGTTAAATCATCCGCATAACGTGTATAAACAACGTTAATATTTTCACAGTAGTCATGAAGATGTTTATCAAAATCAAACATTACGAAGTTAGAAATTATTGGAGAACTAGGTGCCCCAACACTGAGTACTAAGGTTGTACTCCTTTTAGTGCCAGGTTTCCAAAATAATAAGCTTCTTAATGTATAGATATCGGAATAAGATAGTTCCATGGCTATTTTTTTGAATTTAAGGAAAAAAAACTCAAACTTTATTTTATTAAAGAAATTTTGGAAGTCCATCTTTAGGATAAAAGAATTATTCTTATGTTTTTCTGCATTGTCTTTAATACTAATGCCCTGTCTGTATGCAGTTGCACAGTCATGAATAGGTAAAACAGGACGTAAAATATCTACTAAAACTCTTTGAAATATTTTTAACTGCTTAGTTGGTTGAGCAATTACTCTCTTACCAAGCTTTCTCTTAGGTATAGAATAGACTTTATATTTCTTAGGGGCATTAATACAAAAATCATCAATTTCTATAGTAGAAATACCTAACTTATCACTAAGTTCCTTTTTAATTTCCATACATAAACCTTTAAAGAATGGCCCATAAATGGGCCATATGCTCTTTACTAAAGACAGCGAAAGTAACGCATTCGCTTCNNGAAGCGAATGCGTTACTTTCGCAACCCCAATGTGCCCAATAAGTTAGAGCCTGGCTAATCGCCCGGCTAGACCAAACTGAATATGGTCCCTAGCGCTAAAGAGCATCTGCAGTTTATAAAGAAACTTGGCAACAATCAAATATCCCTGCGCGCAATGCTATCCCCGCCACGCCTGCCCGCTTTATAGGTCGCTTTTGATGCAGTTGCGTGATCCACTGTGATCCACGCCAGCACTGGTGTCGCGGGGAGAAAAGAGCAGGGCGATCACAATGCAAAATCATGCACTCACTGCATGCAGAGCTATCAAAGTGAGATCGCCCGCGTTCCTGGCTATTCTTCATCGTCGTAAACAGAGAATGGCACTGACGGCGTGTCTTCTTCATCCAGAACGCTATCGGCCATGTCAGAGATCATTTCCATCACCAGCGCATATTCGTCATTTCTGCACTGGGCTGACTGTGTGATGTCAGCCATAAGCCGGATTTTTATCAAAGCCATCTTTAGCTCATGAGAGGATTCCATTACTCACTCCAATGCACTGTTTATTTATACAGTATAATATTATTATTTCTTAACAAATTCCAATAA